AAAGAGGTAACTGCAATATTTTTTCTCTCCACCAAGTTTTAATAAATCTGGATTGTCTTGTAATTGTTTTACTTGTCTTGGGTCTAAGTAATGTTCAAATTGTTTTTTTATTTCCAAGCGTAATTTATACTGTTCTCGGAAGCGCATGTAAAAAACCACACCACTCATAACCATTTCAGACACAAAAGTCCAAGAAAAATCTAATAAAATGCCGTTTTTGATGCTAAAAACACCTAAGACGCCCGTAGAGGCAACAAAAATTGCTCCGAAAGCCAAACCCTTGGTCATGTTGAAATACGCAAGCAGAATTGAAATGGTGAGCACGAAAATCGTAAAAATTAAAATTTCCGCTGCAATTGCCCAATCTGGAATATATGGTGAGTTTTCAAGCAAAATTGACTCTGATAATGCAGCTTGAATTTTATGTGGCTCAAGTAATCCAACTGGCGTTGCAACTTGTGGCATGATACCTGCGGCATCAACTCCAACAAAAACATATTTGTCTTTGACATCCATTTCTTCTAATGTGGTTTCTGGTGTTTTTACCCAAGACACCCACTTTCTGCCCAAGCGGTCTACATCAACAGGTGGTAAACCTTGCACAGTAATTTGTTGAATACCATTTCCATCTCCTTTCACTATGTAGGTTTTTGCACCCACTAACATTTTTAAAACTTCTGTCCCAAAGCTAGGCACAAAACCATCTGGTGTTTGATATAACAAAGGTATGCGCCTTACTAAATTATCTACCTCTACTGGAGCCGAGGAAATACCCTGTGGGAGAGATTGAAGTAATTGTGTATTTTCTACGACTCCAGAGGCAAAAATGCCAGATATATTATCTCCGAGCAGCACAGTTCCGGTGGTCGGTGGATATTTTCCATTGTCATACTCATACATAGATAAAACAGATGGACCATAATTAAGCGCTTCTAAAAAAACTTTGTCACCACCAAAGCGGTCGGGTTGAGGAAAACTTACTACCCAACCAACGCCTAAAGCACCTTCATTAAGAAGGTCGACGTGTATTTGTGCTAAACGACTTCTAGGTATCGGCCATCCACCTTCTTTTTCTATGTCTTCCTCGCTTATGCTCAATATCACAAAGTTATTACTTGGTTCTTGATTTTCTACAAAAGCATCAAAAGTTTGTAGTTTTAGAATTTGTAAAGGGTATAACTGAAACAACAGTGGCAGTAATAGTATTATAAATGTCGTGAATATTACTTTTTTCATCAAGAGCCTTGCCTTATTGTAATAGTAGAGTTACCAGTGCCATTGATTTGCACAACTTTAGAGACACCATCTTGGATAAAAATAACTGTGTAAGACTGGTCTCCATTGACTAAAACCTGCGCAGTTTGATTTACAGCACGAATAAGTTTTACTTGACTGCCTTGTATTATGGTTGTTATTTGTGTGTCCCTATCTTGGCCGATAGCTGTTCCTGCGATGTTTATACCAGCTACAAAATTTGTAAGTTGGTCTTCTTCTTCTTTTGTATCTAATTCATCTAGAACATCTAATAAATCTTCTAGAAAATTAACATCTAATAAATCTATATCAAGTTCAGTAAAATCAAAATCTGGGTCTTCTTCTAACAAATCTTCTGCTAGTAAATCTACATCTAAATCTGAAAAATCTAAATAATCAGCTGTCTGTGTTTGTTGCACTTCTTCTTCTGATATTTCTTCTTTTGGTGGAGAAACGATAAGCAAATTGTCAATAAACTCTAATGTTATATCTAGTGTTATGGGTTTTGATGGTGTGCTTTCAAATACAGTAGTAGTGGTAGCTTGGTAAGGTTTATTTAAGACTACTTGTCCAGCAGCAGTGGTAACTAATATTTCACCACTAGCATCGCCAAACTGGTCGGGCAATAAAATAATTAAACTTTCGCCAAGCTCGTTTACTGTGGCTGTAAAATCCGTACCTCTTACAAAAATTTGTGAAGTTGGCGTAGATAAAGTTATATTTTTTTTGTTAAGTTTGTTTACACTGCCAGATATAAAACGAATGGTGCCGCTGGCAAACTGCAAAGCCATTTCAGACTTATCCGGGTCTGGGTCAAAAACATACTTATCAATAAGTAGCTGCGAGTGTTCGGTTAACTTAACTGTGCTGTCATCAAGAAAAGTTATAGCAACACGGCCAGCTCTTGTTTGTACTTCATCATTTGAAGCTATATCAAAATTTAACTCAGCTGGATAAGTTTCATCCCTAACTACCTGCCCATAGCCTTTTAACTCGGTAATATCACCGATACTAGCAACTTGTGCTTGTACCGCCGTCGCTTTGAACGATGCAGATATTAGAATTAGAAGTGTTAGAAATGATTTTAAGCCAGTCACGAGCTAAAGTAGATGTTTGTTCTATGTTATAAGTATTTCCGCTGCCATCTAGGTCTAAGTAAAAATATCCAGCATCGCTTGAGCTTGCTCCATAGCCACTGCCAGTAAAATTAATTGTATTAGTTGACCCATTGATGTCCATGTAATTGGTTGCATATTCGTAATCAATGTCAAAATCCAAGTCGTTGCTATCTCCAGTGATTAGCCAATCTAAATCTAAATAACTTGCATCGTCGTCCTCACCTATTTTTAAGTCAGCAGTATTGCTAGAACCTGTGACGTCAATGTTTAAATTTACATAGTCTGTTGCACTAAGGCCAGTTGAGTTCATCAATAAATCCCAAACATTGCTGTCGCCATCAAACTCAAAAAAACCGGTAAAGTTGCCGCCGTCAATTGCATCGGAACGAAAGATGTTACTCGAGCCGATTTGGTTAATATCAAGCACCATGCTTGCTCCATCTAAATCGAGAGCAGTCATAGTTCCAGATACGGCAGAAGTTCCGCCTATAATGTTGGTAGACCCAAGCTGTTCAAGGTCAATAGAGGCGTTAGAGCCGCTTTGGTCTACATAAATTTCATTGTCAGCTAAAAGGGTAGCTGAGAATAAAAAAATAAATAAATATCTCATTAGTTCTCCGTAAAAGTCCAAAAACCTAACTCACTACCCTGGTTTATTATGTCAACGATACCAATTTCTATCGCGCTTTGCAAAGCAATGGACTTACTTTCGTTCATAGCATTTCCAGACTCATACTCTACTAATTCGAGTCCGTCGGCTATATATCTAAAATAATCTTTTGAAATGCCTACCGACAATATTGTTTTAGTGGTTAGATTTTCAAGCAATATTTCGCCAGTGCTTACCGATACTACTCGTATAGAAACCAATACAGTATCTTCTCGATATTGTTTGCTGGCGCCAATTCCTAAATATCTTGCACCAATACCACCTGTAAGAAGATTGGTGTTGTAATCTACTACACCGCCTTCTATTATTAGACCTGCAAATAACAGCGGCAGTTGTTTGTTGTTTTCATCAAATTTTTCACGCGTTGAACGAATAATTTGACGCTCCTTAGTAATATGGTCTATTCCGCCACGTTCAACAACACGAAAAAAATTAGATTGCTTTAGTGCTCTAATTAAATAAGTCTCTGGTGCTTGTGTCATTGCAGTGGAAAAATTAGCATAGCCATCCACACTTTTTCTTTGCCCGGTAAAGTCACTAAACTTATAAACTGCTACCACAGGCTTTTGTTTTGGAGCAGGAACCTCTAGTATTTCTTTTGTAATCGGTCGATTTACAAATGCTGATTTGGAGAAGCACTCACGCTTACCAATTATTGTAACTAAGTCTTTATAGTCTTGGTCTGGGTTTTTTAGACAAGGTGAAACGTACTTTTGATGCGTCGTACAACTAGCCACCAAAGCCAAAGTCGCCAATAGGGATAGTGATTTCGGTAGTGCTTTCATCCAAAGTATTATAAATGGTTAA